TCGTATCAGCCAGTTGGCCTCCAGCATCGACGCTGATGTGGCAAACGCTTACCGTTCTATCGGTAACAGCGTCGGCACCCCCGGCACGACTCCTTCGACTTCTTTGGTGCTGTTGCAAGCCCAACAGAAGCTGAACGAAAACGCTGCTGTGATGTCGCCTCGCTACGCCACCGTCAACCCAGCCGCTAACGCTGGTTTGGTCGAAGGCATGAAAGGTCTGTTCAACCCAACTGATACCGTGTCTCGCCAGTTCAAGAACGGCATGATGGGCACCGGCGTTCTGGGTTTTGAAGAGATCAACATGTCTCAGTCGATCAAGCAGCACACCACTGGTTCGCGTGATGCAGCCGCCGCTACCATCGTTGCCGCCTCGGTGACTTCGGAAGGTTCTGCCACTCTGAGCTTGTCGCAAGCCTCTGTGACCACGACCATCAAGGCTGGCGACGTATTCACCGTTGGTAGCGTCTACGCTGTGAACCCACAAACCCGTGAAACCACTGGTTCGTTGTTTCAGTTCGTGGCTCTGGCTGATGCAACTGCTTCTTCCGGCACCTGGACTGTGACCGTGGCTCCCATGTACTCCGCTGCTCACGCACTGGCTACCATGACCGCCCTGCCACTGATCAACGCTGTTGTGACCTTCTTGGGCGCTGCTTCTACGGCTTACGCTCAGAACTTGGTCTACCACAAGGACGCTATCACGTTTGCTACAGCTGACTTGTTGCTGCCTCAAGGTGTTGACATGGCTGCTCGTGCTGTGCATAACGGTATCAGCTTGCGCGTTGTTCGTCAGTACGACATCAACAACGACCGTATGCCTTGCCGTATCGACGTTCTGTATGGCTACAGCACGATTCGTCCTCAAATGGCGGCTCGTATCTGGGGCTAAATTGGATGGGGCTTCGGCCCCTCCTTCGTAACATCTTTTAAAGGAAATTATCATGGCTCTCCCTAATGGCGCAGGCGGTTACCAAGTTGGTGACGGCAATATCAATGAGATGCAGATTGAAACTCAAGCTACCCCAGCAACGGCAACTGTCTCGGCAACGCTGACAACTGCTCAACTGCTGAACGGTATCATCTTGGGTACTCCCACCACCACCGCAGCAGCCTACACGCTGCCGTTGGCTACTGACCTGGACGCAGCCTTGTCCAGCGCCAAAGTCAACAGCAGCTTTGACTTTGTTGTGGTGAACACCAATGGTTCTGGTAGCGGCGTGATCACGATCACCACCAACACCGGCTGGACTATTGGTTCGTCTGGCTCACAAGGCTTGATGACTGTTACGACTGCTGGTACGGCCCAATCGTATCGTGCAGTTAAGACTGGTGACGGTACTTGGTCTTTGTACCGCATTGCCTAAACCAAATGGGGGCTTCGGCCCCTGTTTTTAAAGGAATCAATATGGCAAACACTAAAGCTGTTGGCGTTGCTTACGCCGATCCTGCACTGGATAGCGCTCAATACACGCTATACACTGTTGCTCAACTCCCAGCCGCATCTACTGCTTTGGCAGGAACTCGTGCTGCTGTAAGCAATTCCAATGCTGCGTACACCGCAGGTATTGGGGCTACTGTTGCTGGTGGAGGCTCCTACGTGGTGCCTGTATTCTGCAATGGCGCTGCTTGGCTTATCGGCTAAATAAAAGGGAGCTTCGGCTCCCTTTTTGAGTATGAACATCTATTTAATGCACCCCATCCACGGTCGTAAAGTTGCTACTATGGAGCAAGAGGCCGAAGCAGATGAGTCTAACGGCTGGTCGCGGTACAATCCCGATATGCCTGCTCCAGCCTCTGATACTGAGATTGAAGTAACAATGAATGCGCTAGGCATCAAGCGCAAATACACGCGCAAGGTTGCAACTGAGGAAATCTGAACATGACATCTGCTATCTATACAGCGGGCGACCAGATAAATCGGGCACTTCGATTGTTGGGCGTTCTTGCCGAAGGTGAAACACCATCAGCCGCCACATCGCAAGATGCGCTAGTTGCACTAAATCAAATGATTGACTCTTGGAATACCGAGCGTCTTTCCACCTTTGTCACGCAAGATCAGGTTTACATTTGGCCTGCTGGTTTAATTTCCCGCACACTTGGCCCATCCGGTGATTTTGTTGGCAATCGCCCTGTCTTGATAGACGATGCTACCTACTACCGTGATCCGGGCACCAATGTGTCCTTCGGTATTAAATTTATCAATCAGCAGCAATACGATGGTATTGCAGTCAAAACTGTGACTAGCACCTATCCGCAAGTTTGCTGGATAAATATGGGCTATCCTGATGTCACATTGACCATTTACCCACGCCCAACACGGGACTTGGAATGGCATTTTGTGTCTGTACAAGAGCTGGATCGACCTGCTGATCTAGCAACACCGATTTTGTTCCCACCGGGTTATCTGCGCGCTTTCACGTACAACTTGGCAATGGAGTTTGCGCCTGAATTTGGCGTAGAGCCTAGCCCACAGGTGTCTCGAATTGCCATGACCAGCAAGCGCGATCTGAAGCGCATCAACAATCCAGATGACATCATGAGCCTGCCGTATGCACTGGTTGCAACTCGTCAGCGGTTCAACATCTACGCCGGTAACTATTAATGCAAACGCCAATACTCGGAGCCTCTTATGTTGCCCGCAGTATCAATGCTGCGGATAACCGCATGGTCAATCTGTTTCCAGAAGCTATCCCCGATGGGGGTAAGACTGCTGGGTTCTTGAACCGCGCACCAGGTTTGGAGTTCCTGCAAACTGTGGGCACCGGCCCTATTCGAGCATTGTGGGCACACCAAACCAATGGCAGCGATTTCTACGTAGTCTCTGGCACTGAGGTCTACAAGCTCACCAGCTTGACCGCCACACCTATCAAGATCGGAAATGTGTCCGGAACCGGCCCTGTCTCAATTGCAGACAATGGTGCAGTGCTGTTTTTTGCCTGTAATGGCCCAAGCTACACTTATTATGAGCCCACTGGGGCGTTTGACCAGATTACTGATGTCAATTTCCCTGGCGCTGTGACCGTAACCTACTTGGATACTCAGTTCATTTTCAATGAGCCCAATAGTCAGCGAATCTGGAGTGTGGACACCATAAACCCAGCAAATGGGGATTACATCTATCCTCTGGTGTTTAACTCTTTGTTTTTCTCCAGTGCCGATGGTTCACCCGATGGCGTAGTGGCAATCAATTCAGATCACCGGCAACTGTGGGTGTTTGGCACTGACTCGACTGAGGTCTGGTACAACGCTGGCCTTGCCAACTTTCCATTAACGCCCATTCAGGGCGCTTTTAACGAGATTGGTTGTGTAGCCCCTTACTCAGTCTCCAAGCTCGATAACACCCTGTTCTGGCTTGGCACAGACGCCCGTGGACAAGGTATCGTCTACAAGGCCAACGGCTACGCTGGCGTCCGGGTATCTACCCATGCCATTGAGTACGCAATCGCACAATATGGCAATCTGGCTGATGCGCTGTCCTATACGTACCAGCAAGAAGGTCATGCTTTTTATGTGCTGACATTCCCATCGGCTAATGCCACTTGGGTCTACGATGTGTCTACGCAAGCCTGGCACGAGCGTGCTGGATTTAAGAACGGTGAGTTTATGCGTCACCGTAGCAATTGCCAGTGCAATTTTGGCGGCAATACTATCGTGGGCGACTTTGAGAACGGCAACATCTACAGGTTTGACCTAGACGTGTACGCCGACAATGGTGGCATTCAAAAATGGCTGCGATCATGGCGTGCATTGCCTACCGGCCAGAACAACCTCAAGCGCACCGCGCAGCACAGCTTGCAACTCGATTGCGAGACAGGTGTTGGTCTAAATGATGGTCAAGGGTCTAACCCAGAGGCCATGTTGCGCTGGTCTGATGATGGCGGTCATACCTGGTCAAATGAACACTGGCGTGAAATGGGTGCGATTGGTCAGTACGGCCATCGCACGATCTGGCGTCGGCTGGGCATGACCCAGAAGATTCGTGACCGAGTGTACGAAGTGTCTGGCACCGATCCCGTGAAGATTGCCATCATGGGCGCTGAATTGTTCATTTCACCGACTGCAAGCTGATGGCCGCAAACATCACGCAAATCCCTGCACCTCGCGTCCCATTGGTGGATGTGCAGACGAACACGGTTTCGCGTGAGTGGTTTATGTGGTTCAACAACATCTATACCATCACGGGCACTGGTACTGGCATTACAGCAGTAATCAATGGTGGTACTGGTCTGGGAACAATCCCGACTAATGGTCAGTTGCTTATTGGCAACGGTACAGGGTATTCATTGAACACCTTGTTCCCTAGCGCAGGCATTTCAGTATCCAACGGCTCTGGTTCTATCTCTATTGCCAACACAGGTGTTCTATCGAACATTGCAAGCACGGGAATCTCAGTATCCAGTGCAACAGGCAATGTAACGATCACCAATACACTGCCGGACAAAATCGTGGCGCTGACAGGTGCGGGTACAACTACAGTCACTGGTACTTACCCTAACTTTACGATCACCTCAAATGATGCGTATGTAGGCACTGTGACCAGTGTAGGGTTATCCCTACCTGCTGAGTTCACGATTAGCAACTCCCCTGTCACTACTGCTGGGACACTAACGGGTGTTTGGGCCAGCCAGACAGCCAAGTATTTCTTTGCAGCACCAAATGCCACCGCAGGCACACCATCGTTCAGGGCCATTGTGGCGTCTGACATTCCGGCACTAAGCTATGCACCACCCACCAGCGGTACAGCCATTCTGTATGGCAATGGCACAGGTGGTTTCAGCAGCGTGACGATTGGGTCGGGTGTCTCATTTGCTGCTGGGACGCTATCTGCAACTGGATCGGGTGGCACGGTAACGTCTGTCACTGCCACAGCTCCTGTTGCTTCTACTGGCGGTACGACTCCAGTTATCAGCATGCCTGCCGCAACTACATCAGTTAGCGGATACCTTACATCTACGGACTGGAATACGTTTAATGGCAAACAGCCTGCTGGAACGTATGTAAACTCAGTTAGCGGTACAACGGGTAGGATTACTTCTACAGGCGGCGTAACACCTGTTATAGACCTTGCTAGCGGCATTGCTACAGCAGGAACAACTGGTTCTTCTACGTTAATTCCCGTGGTAACCATTGATACCTATGGTCGTGTAACCAGCATTACAACTGCCGCCAATCCACAAGGCACGGTGACCTCGGTAACGGGTACTGCCCCAGTTGTTTCTTCTGGTGGTGCTACTCCAGCCATTTCAATGGCGGCTGCTACTACTTCAGTTAGCGGTTATTTAACTAGTACGGATTGGACTACGTTTAACAATAAGGGCTCTGGCTCGGTCACCAGCGTTAGCTTTACGGGTGGCATTATTTCGGTCGCTACGGGGACTACAACCCCAGCATTTACGGTGGCTGGCACAAGTGGTGGCATTCCTTATTTTGCAAGTGGCACAACTTGGGCATCCTCGGCTGCGTTGACTCAGTACGGCGTTGTTTACGGTGGTGGTGCTGGAGCTGCGCCTGTAGCTACGGCTGCGGGTACTACGGGCCAAGTGCTGACAGCTACAACAGGTGGCGCTCCTACATGGGCTGCCCCAGCCACTAGCGGCACGGTCACATCGGTGTCTGTGGTGTCGGCCAATGGTTTTACGGGTACTGTAGCTACGGCTACAACAACTCCAGCAATTACACTGACTACCAGCATTACTGGGCTGCTGAAGGGTAATGGCACGGCCATCTCGGCTGCTGTGGCGAATACAGACTATGTGCCCCTGTCCACAGTGCTGACTAAGACTGCTGACTATACAATCGCTAATACTGATACTTGGATCATCAACAACAAGACCGGATCGGCTTTGACGTTGACCTTCCCTGCTGCTTCAGCTTGGCCTGGTAGGTCGATTACGGTCAAGAATTTACAGGCTCAATTGGTAAACTCGGCATCTAGCAACATTGTGCCAATTGACAGTGCGACTGCCGGTACAGCTATTTTGTTGAATGTGGTTGGCAATTGGGCAATGTTGGTGTCAGACGGCACCAATTGGATTATTATGCACGCAGCAGCTAATAACTGCCTGTTACTGGAGTAAATTATGGGACTTTTTAATGATCCGGGCGGCTGGTTTAAAAGCGCAGTACAAGATGTTTCCAATGTTTTGGGAAGTGATTTGGGTAAAGTTACAGCCGCTGCCGCAGCTATTTACTTCGGTCTACCTTATCTACCTGGCGCGGAAGAACTTGCAACACTTGCTCCAGAAATGGTGCCTGGTGCAGTTGGCCCTGCTGGTGTAACAACTGAGGCCGCCTTAGCTTCTGGTGGTGCCGCCGGTGCTGCCGGTGCGGCTGATGTTGCTGGTGCTGCCGCCGGTGCTGGTGGAGCCGCATCAATGACTCCTGCTGCACTTGAGTCTTTGGCAGGTACTGCCGGATACGGAACAAGTGCTGCTGCTGGTGCGGGATCGGGTGCAGGTGCTTATGCAACTAATTTAGGTGCAACTGCCGCAGGTGCTGCTGGTGCAGGTGCAGGTGCTACACCTTGGTATCTCAATCCCAGCGTACTGCAAGGCGCTGCATCACTTGGTAGTGGTCTGATTGGTGCTGCTGGTGCCCGACAGGCAGCTAGTACATCTGCTGATGCGTCGGCTAATGCTTTGGCTTTGCAGAAGCAGATTTACGAACAGCAAACTGCACTGAATGCTCCCTATACTGGGGCTGGATTAACTGCACAGAATAAGATGCTGTCTTTGCTCGGATTGGGTGGAAACACCAGTGCGCCGGGATATGGTCAATACGCCAAAGACTTTAGCATGGCTGACTATCAGGCCGATCCTGGTTATGCTTTTCGATTGAGTGAAGGTATGAAACAGCTTGGTCATCAAGCTGCCGCCCGTGGTGGTGCGATTTCTGGTCAGACAATGACTGGTTTACAAGACTATGCTCAGAACTCTGCCTCCCAAGAGTATCAAAATGCCTACAACCGTTATCAGCAAAATCGAACTAATCAGCTTCAACCTTTAGGCAATTTGATGTCATCTGGGCAAGCTGCTGCTAACCAGCAATCAAATGCTGCTGGAACCTATGGTGCTAATGCTGCTGGTACGATGACAAGTGCTGGTAATGTTGCTGGGTCTGCTCAATTGGGTGCAGCCACTACACTCGGCAATGCACTGAATACTGGCGCTACTGCATACCAAAACCAATCAAACTTTAACAATTGGTTGGCTCAAAACCAAGGTGCTAGTGCGTATAACCCATCTAAAACTATTGGGCCTTAATAAGGATAAATCATGGCACTTGCTGACCAATTAGCCCAAGGCGTGCAGTTCGCTGCACCACAAGACCCGTTTGCCCAATATGGCAAGATGCAACAGTTGCAGGCCGGACAGACTCAGAATGCGCTGGCTCAATACCAACTTGGTGCGGCTCAACGGGCTGATCAAGAAGCAAATGCGCTACGTCAATCCCTGCCTGCTGATTTCAATCCAAGTAATCCAGCACACGTAAATGCTTTGCTGCGCGCATCTCCTGTCGGTGGTGCGGCACTTATTGAAAAATTGGCTAAAGTCAGAAATGACGTATTGAATGGTCAAAAAACTCAATCCGAAATTGATAAAGCTCGGCGTGATCAGTTTAATCAGATGCAGCGCGACATTAGCGCCAATCCTTCAGATGCTCAAATTGACGCGCATCTTGAAGACATTACGAACTCATCAAACTATTCAGCTTCTGAAAAACAAGTAGCTCAATCTAAATTACTGGGAATAAAAGCATTGCCCTATGAGCAACGATTTGCTGCGCTTGCCAGTCAGGGTGCTACTGCTGCTGAATTGAAACCTGGAGTACATGCTCAAGATACTGGCGCTGGTGGTCAATTGATGTCTACGCCAGCTTTTGGTGGTGCCGCTACACCCATTGAAGGAAGTCAATTTGCCAAAGCAATGACTCCATACGAAAAAGCACATATTCCAATTTTGCAACAGCAGGCAAATGCGTCAACCTTGCAGGCAAACACACAGGCAAATACACCTCAATACATGGTGACAGATCAAGGTGTTGTGGCGCTTCCCAAAAATCCAAAACCGGGCGCAATTACTGGATCAGTAGTTGTTGGCCCAAGTGGTGAACCATTGCAGAAAGAATTGAAACCCATTCCTGCAAGTATCAACACTGCAATTATTACTAATAACCAAAGTCTTAAATCTATTGATGAGGCTATTAGGTTAATAAAAGAAAACCCAGATGCAGTGGGATGGAAAGGGTATGCACCCAATAAATTGTTAAACGAAGCAAATCCCGAAGGTGTGAATGCGCGTGCAGCTATATCGAACATTGGATCACTTAAACTTCATGAGCGTAGTGGTGCCGCCGTTACAGCTAGTGAATTTCCAAGATTGGCTCCCTTTATTCCTTTGGCTACCGATGATGCAGATACTGTTGTTAAAAAATTGCAACAGATGAAAACTATTGCTCAAGGTGAGCAACAAGGATTAGCTGAAACATACACTAAAGATCAAGGATACAGACCAAATCCAATATTGAATCCTAAAGGGGCACCTGCTCGCGCTGCTGCATCTACTGCTGGTGTAGACACATCTAACCCATTGCTCAAATAAGGGATCGACATGGCTGATCTATCCAGCATCCTGACTGATCCTAATTATGTCAATGCAAACCCTGCCACAAAGCAGGCAATCTTTGACAAATTTTCAGCAAATGACACAAATTTCACTGGTGCTAATCCAGAAACGCAAAATGCTATTCGCACTAAATTTGGACTAACTGCGCCTGCTACTGGTGGCATTCCTGTGGGTCGTCAGGGTGTTGATCAATTCGGCATTCCAGGCACGATCAAGCCTGCTGAACCAGAAGCACCACGCTCACTGGGTCAGCGAATTATGGGTAATCTTGAGACAATTCCAGCACTGGCTGCTGGCGCTGTTGGTGGTGTAGTTGCACCCATTGCCCAACTTGGACATGAATTGACTCAGGGACAAGCATTCACCCCACAGGGTAAAGCTGCTGCTGCACAGTTTGGACAACAGGTTCAAGGTCAGTTTTACCAACCTCGCACACCAGAGGCCCAGCGCAATGTGCAGGCTATTGGTGAAGCAGTTGTTCCATTGGCTGGTTTACATCTTGGTGGCCCTGCAAATGCACTGGCCCCGGCTACTCGTGCGATTAGTGATGTTGCTCGATCTGAAGGATCGTTAATATCGGGTGCAACAAGTAATGCCCTTGCCGCCCGCGCCGCCAAGACGCAAGCAGCCAATGTTGCTAATTCCTATGCTGCTGCGCCAGTTATTGATGCTGCAAAAGCTGCGGAGCGTACTGGCTTGGCTGTCAATCCAGCAATCACAAACCCAACCCTGAGAAATCGGGCCAAAGGTATGGTTATTGGAGCAGCGTTTGATGAGGCTGCTGCAAAAGCCAATGCGGCTCAGACCACAGACTTAGTGCGTAAAGACTTGGGTGTTACTGCCGACCAACCACTTAACGCGGGTGCTGTTGAGTCAGCTTTGGACAAGGCCAGCAAGCCTTACGATGCAGTGCGTCAGATACCTAATCTGGCACCAGACCCCAGTGTTATCAGCTCGATTGAGTCATTGCGCGTTCCCAAGTTGCTTGGGGATGAGGGTGCAGCGGCCAAGGTCAACGCATTGATCAACACATCAATTGATGAGATTAACCAAGGCCGATCAGGCGCACTGGTGATCGACGACATTCGGCAATTGCGCAAGCAGGCTCAGAATGTGTACAAAGCCCGCGATAAAGGAAATAACCCTGCCGCCGCTGATGTGGCTGCTGCCGATGCTCGAATTGGTATTGCCAATGCTCTTGAGTCTTTGATTGATGCCAATGTCAACGACCCCAAAGTGCTAACCGATCTTAAAGCAGCACGGGTAAAAATGGCTCAGATTTATGATCATGAGCGTGCCATCAACTTTGCCAATGGGACAGTTGACCCTCAGGTTTATGCGAAGTTGCTAGATGAGCGTAAGGGAAACATGACTGGTGTTGGTGCTGACATTGGGAAAGTGGCATCTACCTTTCCCGAGGTGATGAGCGCTCAAACCCCATCAGCTCAAGCAATGCCGAAAGTTACGCGCTCAGGCATAACTGCCGCAGGTGGCGCTCTTCTTGGTGGTGCTGTCGCAGGCTATCCAGGTGCGATTGCAGGTGCAAGCATAGGTGGTGCTGCTGGATGGACGGGCACACAACTTGCAGCTAAAGGTATGGTTAACCCAGCATATCAAGCTGCTCGCGCCATGCCAACCGACTACCGCCCAGCACAGAATATGCTGCGTCCGGTTGAGCCAAACTACGCTCCAAACCAAATGGTGCCTTACGACTACAGTCAGTCTGTGGTGATGCCTGGTGAAACACCCAATTTTGTTTTTGGTCGTCCTGAAGCTCAAGTCAATGTCAGCACGCCGTATGCACCTAATCAGTTGCCCGCGCCTAGCGCCGCAGGAACCCTTGGTGCTGTTGCTGCTGAACGTGCCCGTGCTGCCGGTATGTCGCGCACTATGGGAACACAGGCAGAGGCGCAACAAGCTGCTGCCGAGGCTGCTGCCCGTCAACCCACCGGCCGGGGAAGCGTGTTGGAGTTCGACCCAATCACTGGCACCTACAAAGTTGGTGGTGCTGGTGTCAAGGGTGCTACACCAGAGGTGTTTATGTCTGACACTGGTGCATCACTCAAATCGGCCACTGATAAAGTTGCTGCTGGTAAGTTGTTTGATCTCAGTGCTGCTGAAAAAATAGCTTGGGAAAAGACTAAGGTTGATCTGGCCGCAGCAGCTCCAGAGCTACAAGGTCTTACCCAAAAAGCCATTGCCTCCAAGATGATGGATCGCCAATGGATTGCAGATACAATTCAAAAGATTAAAGACAAAGCCCGTGCAAATCAAGAAATTGATACACGTTTTTTGACAGCGCAAGCAATTCGAGATGCTGCCATAGAGCGTGAAAAGTTAAATGGAGCGTTGGAAATGTTGCAAGAACAGTTCAGCAAAGCCCGCCCAGTTCAAAAAGGTGGTCAGGGGCCAAAGACCCGTGCTTTCCAACGTAATATGTTGACACCCGAGCAAGAAATTTCAAACGCCTTAGCAAAGTAATCTCATGGACATCCAGCAATTTCTCAACATAGTTCTTGGTACAGCAATGGCCGTTTTGGGCTGGTTCGCCCGTGAACTGTGGTCAGCAGTCAAAGAATTGAAAGCTGACTTGTCTAAGATGCGTGAGGACTTGCCAAAAAATTACGTTAGTCGTGACGATTATCGAGAAGATATGCGCGATATTAAAGAACTGTTGAATAAGATATTTGACAAGTTAGAAGCAAAGCAGGACAAGTAATGGACATCACAGGATTCGGTGCCGTATCTGATCTGGTCAACACGGCCATCAACAAAATATGGCCCGATAAGACTGAGGCAGAAAAGCAGCAACTTGCAGCCGCTGTCATGGTTGTCCAGGGGCAGATCGACACCAACAAGGTCGAAGCTGCGAACCCTTCAGTCTTCGTATCTGGATGGCGACCCTTCATCGGCTGGGTCTGCGGTGCAGCCTGCGCATGGAACTGGATCGGCCTACCTATTGTGTCAATCGCGCTCAAGGTCTACCAAATTGACATTCCCCTATCCCCAGCAAATCTAACCGAAATGATGCCCATACTGCTTGGAATGCTTGGCCTTGGTGGATTGCGTACTATTGAAAAAATCAAAGGTGTAGCAGCACAATGAAATCGAACTTTGACGACTGCCTAGCCCGTGTGCTGGCCGCAGAAGGTGGCTACAGCAACAATCCTGCTGATCCTGGTGGGGTAACTAACCTAGGTTGCACTAAGGCTGTCTGGGAGGAGTTTGTGGGTCATCCTGTGTCAGAAGCAGATATGCGCAATCTGACACCCAATCTGGTGGCACCGTTGTACCGCCGGAAGTATTGGGATAAGGTGTCTGGTGATCAGCTACCCAAGGGGCTGGACTACGCTGTGTTCGATGCTGCCATCAACAGCGGGCCAGGTCGCGCTGCCAAGTGGCTTCAAGAGGTTGTTGGGGTGCCTATGGATGGTGCGATTGGCCCCAAGACTTTGAGTGCTGTGTCTGAATTCACACCCAGAGTCTTGATTGCTCACTACAACGACAAGCGACTCCAGTTCCTTGAGTCCTTACCGACATGGAACACTTTTGGTAGGGGTTGGGGTAGCCGAGTTGCACAAGTTCAATCTGTAGCCAGTATGCTTGCGTAACAAAAACATGTTATGTTCCTTGAGTTCTAAAAACTAAGGACTGCCATGCAATCTTTGCTAACAGATGAAGAGTTTATTGAGCTTTGGAAAAAACATAATTCACCAGCAAAAATGTCGAAGGCCACAGGCATGGCAGAGCGTCTAGTTTATCGTCGTAGAAATGACGTACAGCGCAGACACAACCTGGTCCTTGCAACGCACAAAGAATCTTTTACTCATTCGCCAGTGCGGCCCAAATCTGAATTGGGGATTGAGAATGGCACTGTTATTGTTTTTTCTGATGCTCATTTTTGGCCTGGTCTACGGACTACTGCTTTTCAAGGACTACTCTGGGCGATTGAGGAATTTAAGCCGAAAGCAGTCATTTGCAAT